GGGATTGCCACTACTGGAGCCTAAGCTTTACCCAACCATCGAGAGGCTGGCACGCGAGAGTCGTCAGCCAAACACACAACTCTTCTACGACAAGGCCAGAGAGGCTATCGCTCCTCTTGTTGAAGCCGCAGAAGTAGGTCTCAGAGCTAGGGGCATTAAAGACACAGATCTACAGAGGACTCTTGAAGCCCTTAACGAGCCCAAGCTGAAAAGCTGGTCAGATTCGTATGAAGCATTCCAGAATGTTTATGGCCGAGCGTCCTTCCGTACAAGGAGGTCACCGTCACGATGGACAAAGGGAGTAGTAGGAAAGCTGGAATTCTGGATAAACACTCGCTATGCTCTAATCAAGGTTAACGACAGGCTATGGGCGACAAGTCCTAATCAGATTCTTATGATCAAAGATAAGCTGTCTGTTAGGTACATGCTTCTCTCTCACTGCACCCCTTTGGGATACTCACAACGGCTCCGGGATACGCTCGTCAGACTCTTTGAATGGCAGGACACTACTCTTGAGAAGTATTCTAATAGTGCGTACAATTTGCTCAAGGCAGTGGAGCCACTATTCAAGACTAGACTCTCTTTCCTTAACGACAATGTGTTCGGAGATGACTCAGCATATCCTAGAATGATTAGGAAGATGGAAGAAAAGGAAAGGGCTATATCGAGGACTCAGACCCCTCAGATAGAGGCACTAGACGCTCTTGTGACTTCTGTAACAGATACTCAAGAGCTGGTCGAGCTTTTTGGGAGCCAGAAAAGCTGCGGACACCCAGTTGTGGACGCAAGAGGAGGAGGCTTGTCAGCAGCTACCGAGGCTATGACTCCCGACACAACCCATTTAACTGACGCGCAGAATCTTCGTAATACCTTCTGTCATATCTTCACGACTGCATATGTCAAAAAGCACGGAAGGTGGCCGAGACTCAAGTTCTTACGGAAGGGGTTAAGTCTTGAGCAACTCTACATTGCCCAGAGGAGATCACTCTGGTATCACGATTACTCTCTAGATGATTGGACACACGTCAAGTTCAAGCAGCTTTTTGATTTTGACTACTTCGACAATTATCTAGATCTCTTGGACGACAAGTCAATCTCCCTCTACCGCGATGAGCTTCATCTCAGCTGGGACCGGTCTGCCAAGCCGTCCTCACAAAGAAGGCTTTTGTTGGAAATCCTGCGCAGAGACACACTTGACCTTAAGTCGATTGTCAAAATAGTATCACAGAGGCAAGTGCCTCATCGCTGGAGAGTGGTGAGCTTGTACCCGAAGGAGCGAGAGTTCAAGCCTGACAACCCCCGAATGTTCGCTATGATGGTCATAGAGATGAGGTGCTTCTTCACTTGTACTGAAGCCAATATAGCCGACAACGTGTTCAAGTATATGCCACAGCAGACAATGACAAAGTCAAAACGTCAAATACAACAGAGGTTTCTTGAGTTCACTGACACCTCTCGCTCCCAAGACACGTGGGCACTGTTCATAGAAGTAGACTTGACAAGGTGGAACCTCCGATGGAGGGAAATGACAGTGAACATGATAGGTAGAGACATCAATGACATGTTTGACATGCCGGGCACTTTTGATGTCTGCCATTGGTTCTTTGAGCAAAGCCAAATCATAGTTAGGGTAGCAAACCTGCCCCCAGAGGGAATTAGGGACACGCAGATCCCGAGGTCAGAGCTGGCTTGGACAGGCCACAAAGGAGGGTTTGAGGGTATCTGCCAGAAGCTCTGGACATCTTGCACTTACGCTATGGTAGAAGTGGCTTTGCGAGAGTTGCTTCAACAAAGGATCATATCAAAGTACGAACTCATTGGTCAAGCAGATAATCAGGTGCTCAAGATTGAGGTGCCTATTAGTACTGAATCAAGGCAGGCAGTACTCACAAGAGTCCGAGACCTAGCCAATCAGAAACTTGAAGATGTCTGCGCAAGTGTTGGGCAAGAAGTCAAAGCTGAAGAGAATGTGGAGTCAACATCAGTACTAACATACTCAAAAGATGTATATGTAGCCGGGGTGGAGCGTCAGACCAGCCTCAAGAAGCATAGCAGACTCTTCCCTGTTACATCTCTAGACTTCCCGTCAATAGGGTCAAATGCAGGTGCAATCATGGCAGGTGCTGTTGCAGGAGCGGAAAACTGCATGCATCCTTTGAGTAGTGCAGTCATAGGCTGGTATCACACAGCTCGATATCTCCTAGCAGCTTCTTCAGGACTCACAATCCATGGAACACAGGCTCCCCGGATGACACAAGAAGAAGTACTCGCCGCTCTGATAGCTCCCCCTAGTATTGGCGGACTGGTTGGGACCCCAATAGCATCATTCCTCTATAAAGGGGGTTCAGACCCTCTAGGTAAGGAAGTATCGTCACTGAGAGTTCTGGCCGAATGCACTAATATAGCGGGGTCTATCGCATCGAGATCTCTTCGAGGGTTAGAGCAGAAGTATCATTTTACAGAAAAGCCAGACTTACATCAACTAATTGACAATCCTTATGGGCTGCCTCTGGACAAGAAAATTTCTCCCTTGGGTAGTGTTAGCTCGAGAACACTTACAGCATTCAGAGGAAAAGTCATCAATCGCGATATTGAGCCTCTTCTCAAAGCATCAGTTGAGAGTGCAAGCAGGTCCCTCAAAGATGATCTTCTCACTATACAGCCAACAAACCCTCTTCTACTTCACGACTTGTACAAGGCCTCCATCTTTGGCACTGTAGATGAAGTTCGTCGTATGTTCCTAACTACGCGAACAGTACAATCTGTGGCTCAATGGACTGACTCTCGCATCACCCATGTATTCTTAGAGGCTGACATACGAGCGGTCCGAGACTTTCTGAAGTGGTACAGAGAGCTGCCAACACTGAGGTACTCAGGAAACCTGTCATACCATATCGTAGAAAGCGCAAGATCCGGATGGAAGCTCCCTATCACGGGGGTGAGCACCTTCCAGCCTCTAGACTGGCGATTCATCGACGGCCACTCCAAACACCCGACAGCAATGCGGTGGTCAGTTAATCCCCTTTCAGATACGCTAAACTCCAGAGGCCCCCTATCAGGTTATCTAGGGTCTGATACTAGAGAGAAAAGGTCAGAACATGGTTACAAGATCCATGAGACAGGCATTCCCGCTCGAGCTATGAACAAGCTCCAACTAATAAGGAGCCAGGCCTATGGGTCTACAGAATTTAATACTCTCCTTGATAAGATAGGGTTAACAAGAACTAACACCTTGTTATCTGACATCACAGAAAGTTTACCCAAAGTCATAGGCGGATCGTGGGCACATCATTATTCTTCATCTCTCCGTGAGATGGGTGCCTCCTATATGGGTCCACTCACATTAGCAACCCATATAAGACTCGACACAGATTCAATTGCAGGGATCAGCGGAGACGCTCGAGATTACCCATGGATGGCACAACAAGACATGGTGATGATGATGATGGCAGCTTATTTCTCTATTAGGAGGTCAATTACACTAGGAGAGGTTATACTAGACACAAGAGCCATGCCCCAGCTGGTTGAAGACTCGATGAGATGCTCAGCTAGCACATTCAGGCCAGGCCTTATCCCGAAAACTCGGCTGTCATTTACAGAGGCACTCTCTCTAACGAGCACTTATGACAGTGTCAATATGCGAGTCCCTAGGAAAATACTGCAGCGAGTGGAAAATTACGGGAGCTTAGAGGCTATCACAGATGCATTCAAGGGATTCTTCAGTTCAATCTTAAGAGATCAGCAGACAGCGAAGACATTGGCAGATAGTAGAGGAGCAACCGCTATCCGGTCGTCGTTTCAAGTCGATATTGCAGAGGCACATGCGCTCGGGCTCTTCCTTCTCGCAGAATGTATTGCATCAAGTGTGATAGACGCTTGCCTAAGAGATACCTATCGAACGTCGATAACTTCTCCTGATAGGTGGGACGATGGGACATTCCTGCTTTTCCCAATAAGAGCACTAGTAGCATCCATCCGCCAATACCTGTACCAC